GCAAGACGGCAAATGCGATCACGTCGGACACATCCGCGAACGCGACGGGCACGGCCAGCTGGGCGTCGCTCGTCAAGAGCGGCGGCACGCGCGGCGATGCCGTGATGGACATGAGCGTCGGGACGTCAGGCGCAAACCTGAACCTCAACAGCGTCGCGATCTCGGCCGGCGCCGCCGTCGCCGTGACGTCGCTAGTCACCTCTCAGGCCGCCTAACAAGGAGCAACCGATGCCCAAGGTCTACATGGTCCGGCACCAGAAAGCCGGCATTCTCACGTCGCACGTTTTTCTTGCGCCGCCGACTGACGAGCAGGTCGCGCCGCTGGTCGCGGAGTGCGAGCGCGTCCACGGTCGGACAGGCTGGGTCCAGATCCACGAGGCTGACCTCATGACGGCGGAGGACGTCCCGTCGTTCCCCGATCGCAGCGCCGGGGCCGGCAAGTCGAACGCGGCCGCGCAGCCTTTCGGCGTCAGCGGCGTTGGGACCGTCACGCCGCCGGCGGAGAAATGAACCGCACCATCGGCAAGCTGGCCGCGCTGGCGTTCATGCTCGCGGTCGGGTTGGCAGCCTGGACGATCCCCGACAAGGGCGAGGGCGATCACAACCACCAGTCGATCATGTTCCAGGAGTACCTGGAGGTGCTCTCGGACGGGTTGCAGGGCAACAACTACGTCTTGTCCGGCTGCGCGCTGACCGGCGGCGCCGACATGACGCCCGCGATCGCCAAGGGCGCGGTGGTCTCGGCGGGCGTGATGTTTCCGGTGACCGCCGGCGACGTCACGATCGGGACGGCCAACGCGACCAACCCGAGGTTCGACCTGGTCGTGGTCAACAGCTCGGGGACGAAGGCGGTGCGCGCCGGTACGGCAGCGGCGACGCCGAAGCCTCCCGCCAGGACGGCGAACGACGTGGTCCTGTACGTCTGCTACGTCCCGGCAAACGACACCAGCATCGAGACCACGAAGTGCGTCGACCTGCGCGTGTTCCGCAACGGCACCCCGATGGTGATCCACAAGGTCACGACCGCGCGCACGGTCGACACCAGCACGGCGGCGAACTCGATCTGGGCGACGCCGCCGGTCATCCCGAACGGCCTGTTCTTGGCCGGGAAGATCTTGCGCGTGCGTGCCGGCGGAAACTTCCTGCTCAACTCCGGCACCCCGACGCTCCGCCTCATCGTCAGCTACGGCGGTACGACGATGTACTCGTTCATCACGGCTGCGGCCACGGCGGACGCTGACCGGCGCGCGTGGCACCTGGACTTCGAGATCGCCGCGCAGGGGAACTCCGATCAGGCGCTGGCTGGTGTTCTCGACATCACAGACATATTGACGGCGACCGCTACGCCTACGACCGGGATCGGGCCGTTTACGAACGCGGCCGGCAGCCAGGAGGGCGGCAGCGCGATCTCCGGTGCCGCCGCCGTCGACTCGAACGCCGTCGACCGCACGCTCGACGTGACGTTCACGATGAGCGTGTCGAACGCGGCCGACCAGATGGTGGTCGAGTACGCGACGGTGGAGTTGCTTTAACCAAGGGGGGATAGCATGCGTGAGGACGTGTTCAGTCTTGGCTGTGATTTTCAGTTCGGTGGGGCCCAAGCCGTTCACGATGTACGGTGGACCGGCGGTCGTGGACTGCTGTGCGTTACGAGCAACGTCATCTTCAGTGGTGGTGCAGGTATCAACGTTGCAGCACTTGCGAGCGATGAGAGCGCCGGGACGGTCAATGTCGGCTTCCCCGCCGGGATCACCGGGAATATAGTCACCCCTGGCAACTACGTGTTCGACGCGCCAGCCGGCGTTCTGAGATTCAGCGTGAATCTTGCCGGCGGAGGCGACCGCCTCCAGGTGGGCGATAGCATCTTCGTCGAGAAGATGTAGCCGGCGCTGAGCAAGATGACCTCCTCGCGCTGGGAGTGAAATGGGCAGCGTAAGGTTCAACCCGGCCGACGGCGTACCCCGGATGACCCGGGCGACGTCTGTGCCGACGCACGACGCATCTACGATCGTGGCCTTCGTCAAGGTCACGGCATACGAAGATTTCATGTCGTTGCTCGGGTATCGACACGCGAACGGTGACGCGACGGAGATCTGGTCAGACGCGACTGGTGTGATTCGGGGCGAGTTGTTCTTCGGCGGTCCCGTGACGATGTTCAGCGGATCGCCAACCGACTGGCTCAAGGTCGCCATTACGACGGAGGTGTCCGGCGGAGACAGGATCCTGCGGACCTACTATCAGACCTGGGATGGCACGTTCACCACCGGTGGCACTGATACGGTCAACGTCACGAGCGCCTTCTCGGAAATCTATGTGGCGGCGCATCCCGACTTTCTGTCGTCAATGGAAGGCGACTTCCGATTCGCTGGGATTAAGATCTGGAACGACACGCTCAGCTCAGCCGAGGTCGAGGCGGAGTTCGCGCAGCGGACGCCGGTCATCACGACCAACTGCGTGTTCGCGAACGAGTGTACGGGCGCTGCCACAGTGAACGTCGACGCCAGTCCCGTCGCTGAGAATATGACGGTGACGGGGACGCCGACCGACGAGACGGACGACCCGTGGCAAGCATTCGAGCCGGGCGACGGCCTGGTGATCGGCGGGGAGGAGAGCTTCATCGGCGAGGACATGGTCGGCGCCGACGACTCGAACGGCGTGACCGGCACCGGCGGCGCCGCGATGTCGCCCAACGCCGCCTCTGGCAGCGGCACGGAAACCTTCAGCGGGTCGGGCAGCGCGGCGATGGCGTCCGCCGCGGCCGCCGGGTCGGGCGCCGAGACTTTCTCGGGCACGGCGAGCTCGGCGATGGCGTCGTTCGGGGTGGCGGCCGACGGCGGAGTGTTCGCCAACGTGGGCGGCGGCGGCGCCGCGGCGGCGCCGTTCGCAGCGATCGCGTCGGGCACTGAGACGTTCACCGCGACGGCGGCCGCCGCGATGTCTGCGTTCGCTGCTGCTGCGGCCGCGCTCGAGACATTCTCGGCAGCTGCAGCTGCAGCTGCTGCGGCGGCGTTCGCGGCGTCAGGCGCGGGAGCGCAGACGTACAGCGGCACCGGGTCCGCGGCGGCGGCTTCGTTCTCGGCCCTGGCTGCGGCGATCCAGACGTTCACCGGCACCGCTACCTCGGCGATGGCTTCGTTCGCCATCACCGGTGCGGGCACGGTGGCCAACCCGATCACCGGCACGGGCGCGGCCGCGCTGCCGTCATTCGGGGCCGACGGCGTGGGCGGTAGCGCCGACAACATCACCGGGACCGGATCGGCGGCACTGTCGTCGTTCAGCGCATCAGGCGCAGGCGGGCAGCAGCTGCTCGGGGCGGCTACCTCGGCGATGGCTTCGTTCGCCGTCACCGGTGCGGCCGCCGAGCAATTCCTAGCCGAGGCAGCCGCGGCGCTCGCCGCGTTCGCCGCCATGGCCGCCGCGGTCGAGACATTGATCGGGACCGGTGCCGCGGCGATGCAGCCGTTCGGGGCGATCGGTGTGGAGTCTCCGCCGCCCCCTTCGCCGCGCGCGCCCGTGGGCGCGGGCCCGACCGGCTCGGGCCCGCGCCTTGGGAACCACACATCGGGCTCGATATTTGTGAACAAGACGATCCGCATCGCAAGATCCAACAGGACGAAAGTGAGCTGATGGACGCCGATATTTTCTTTGCCGCAGGGGATGAGGCGCCGGTGGTGACCGACACGCTGGCCGTGGGCGGCTTGCCGATCGACCTGACCGGGGCAACGGTGACGTTCCGCTACAGCAAACGCGACGGCACCTCGGCGCTCATCGTGTCGGAATCGGCGACGATCGTCCTGCCGGCGACCGACGGGAACGTCGAATGGCAACCCGTAGCGGCGCTCGCCCCCGGCGACTTTCTCTGTGAGTGGCGCGTCGTGCTCGCCTCGGGCGACCAACTCACTGTCCCGAACGACCGCCACCTGCTGATGCGGGTCAAGGGCCCGCCGCCGTCGACGCCGGCGCCCTGATGGCCGACTCGCACAACCACGGCGGCATCCCGGCCGACCCGCTCGAATTCCGCGAGGCCGTCGCAGCGCTGCGAGATCGCGTGCCGATGACGGACGCGCTGTTCGACAAGCTGACCGAGGCCGAGCGCGAGTTCGCGTTCACGATCGCGAACGTCGCGCAGGCGGACATCGTCGCGGACGCGTTCACGGCGATCGAGCGCGCCGTCAAAGAGGGCACGACGTTCGAGACGTTCAAGGCCGAGGTCGGGCCCGCGCTCGAGCGGTCCTGGGGCGGCGAGGATCCCGCGCACCTTGAGAACATCTTCCGCACGAACGTGATGACGGCCTACAACCAGGGCCGCTATCGCGTGATGACGGCGCCGTCGGTCAAGCGCGCGCGGCCCTACGTGCGCCTCGATGTCGTGCTAGACGATCGGACGAGCGACGACATCTGTCGGCCGATCGGGAAGGCAAAGGTCGTGCTGCCGCTCGACCACCCGTGGATCCGAACGCACTGGCCGCCGCTGCACCACCGCTGTCGGACCATCCCGACGCCGTTGTCGGAGGATGAGGCGAAGGCCGAGGGCATCACCAGCAACCCGCCCGATGTTGAGGCCGCGCCGGGCTTCGGTGCGGCGCCGTCTGTTGAGGGCAGCGATTGGGAGCCGGAACCGTCGGACTATCCCGCGCCGATCGCGGCAGAGCTCGAAGTCAAGCTCGACGAAACCGGATAGCGTCGAATCCCGGCTAGCCGGGATTGTCGGGCGGGTTCCTTGAGAAAGACCGATCTGGCCCCGACCATCGTGTCGTGGGCAAGCGCACCGGAAGCCAGCCGCTGATCCTGCGGGCCGCCATCGAGCGGCTCGATGGGAAGGCTCCCGCGGCGATCCGGCTGCTGCGTTTCGGCGTGAATGAAAGCGACTACGGGCCGATCACGTTCGACGAGATCGCCGCCGCAATGGTCGAAGAGGCTTACCGCACCGAGGGCAAAGAGCGGCTCTATGCCGACTGGAATCACGGCATGCTGCCGGCCAGCGAGGACGACAAGCCGACCCGCGAGCAGGGCGCCGCGTCCGCGTCGTTCATTCCCGAGGTGCGCAACGGCGAGCTGTGGGCGGCCGACATCCAGTGGACCGACGACGGTCGCGCCGATGTCGAGAGCGGCGCCTACAACCTCTTCTCGCCCGCGTTCAATTGGGAGTGCGGCAGCGACGGCGTGCTGCGCCCCCGCAAGCTGATCAACTTCGCGCTCGTCAACCAGGCTGGATTGCACGACATCGCGCCGCTCATGGCCGCGATGGCGGCCGACCTCGCACGAAAGGAAAGCGACATGACCCCGGAACAGATCGCCGCGATGCAGACCCGACTCACCGAGCTCGAGACGGAGAACAAGGGGCTGCGCATCGCGCACACCGAGATCTCGACACTGTCCGGCGTGCTGGCGCTGTCCGCGACCGCGGGCCCCGATCAGCGTTCCGAGGTCGTGCGCGGCCTGGTGGGCCTGCAGCGCAACGTTCTCGCGCTGACCGGGCAGGACACCGTCGCCGGCGCGACCGGCGTGCTCGCCGGCTGGAAAGAGAAGGCGCTCGGCTACGACCAGCTCGCGACCGAGAAGGCGGCGGGCGAGGTCCTCGCGCTGACCGCCGAGCTCGACGGCGTCATCACCGCGGCGTCGAAGGACGGCAAGGCCGGGTTCGCGCCCGCGCAGCTCGACCAGCGCCGTGCGGACGCGCTCAAGATCGGCGGCGGCAAGGTCACGAAAGATGGCGTGCTCTGGCTGCGCGGGTTCGCCGACTCGATGCCGAAGGCTGTCGTCACGCCGGGCGATGCCCCGCGACAGCCCGCGGGCGGTCCGGGCCCGGCCGGCCCCGGCGCCGCGAAGATGGATCGCCTGATGAACGTCGACAGCGCGAAGTTCGAGACGTGGCGCGCCGGCGAGATCCAGGCGGGGCGCCTCCCGGCGTAGGCAGGACCAACGAGGAACAGACCACCAATCACGGCCGGGGTGAGCCCCGGCAAACGGCCCGGACGGAAAAGGAGATACGAAGATGGCAGCTCTTGCGGCAGAACGAAACACGGTCCAGGCGGCGGACGTCCAGCGGTCGCCTCACTCATGGCCCCAGGGCACCAACACGATCTACAAGGGATCGCTGGTCGTTCTGAACGCGTCCGGGTTCGCCGAGCCCGGCACGACCGCGACCGCCAAGACCGCGGTCGGCCGCGCCAAGAAGACGCAGGTCAACGCGGGCTCGCCGGGCGCCGTCGAGATCGAGGTCGAAGAGGGCGAGTTCTGGTGGGCGAACGCCGGCGGCGATCCCGTCGTCGCCGCGACGCGCGGATTGCTCTGCTACATCACCGACGATCAGACGGTCAACGTCACCGCCACCGGCAAGAGCGCCGCCGGCAAGGTGATGCGACTCGACACAGCGCTCGGCGTCCTCGTCCGCACGGTGCTGTAACCCGAACGCTTTCACAACCACCACGCAGTAACCCGACCACGCGAAAGGGAACGGAGAAAAAGCCATGGATCTCACGCCGACCAACATCAACAACTTCTTCACCCGGCTCGTGTTCGGGTTTCAGAACGCGATGGCGGCGGTGCCGACGTTCTGGAACCAGATCGCCACCGAGTTCCCGTCGGAGACCGAGCAGAACCTCTATCCGTTCCTGTCGATGATCCCCGGTCTGCGAGAGTGGGTGGGCCCGCGCTACATCAACAACGTCGCCGCTCGCGCGTACGCTGTTGCCAACAAGCACTGGGAAGCGACCTACGGCATCGACGTGAACAAGTTCCGCGACGACACCTACGGGTTCTATTCGTCGCTCAACCCGATGATCGCGCAGCACGTGTCGGAGTGGCGTGACCGTCGGCTCGCCGAGATCGTCGAGGCCGGCACCACGGCGCTCTGCTGGGATGGTCAGTTCTTTTTCGACACCGACCACCCGGTCGATCCGGACAACTCCGGCTCGGGCACCAACTCGAACAAGCTCGTCGGCGCTGGCTTCGACATCGCGGTCGCCGATCCGATCGTTCCGTTCGCGGCCGCGCGCGCCGCGATGGCGCTGTGGAAGCGCGAGGATGGCCGGCAGCTCGGGACGATCGGCGACCTCATCATGTGCCACCCGAACGAAGAGACCTACGCCCTGAAGGTGGCCGAGGCGCTGACGACCGCGCAGGCGATCAACGCCAACAGCGGCGCGGGCGTGTCGAACGTCTTCAAGGGCAAGGTCGGCGTCCTGACGAACCCCTACCTGACGGTGACGTCGGGCAAGCCGTGGTACCTGCTCTGCACGACCCGCGGCATCAAGCCGTTCGGCTGGCAGAACCGCCAGGATCCGAACATGGTCGCGCGCACCGAGGTCACGTCCGAGAACGTGTTCAAGCTGCGACAGTTCGAGTATGGCGTCGACCTGCGCGGCGAAGGGATCTACACGTTCCCGTTCCTCGCCTTCAGGATGTCGGCCTCGTAAGAGCAGCCGGGCAGCAACCCACAACGGCCGGGCGGCCTTTGAACCGCCGCTCGGCAGGAGCCGAGACAGATGGCGAAGACGAACATGGTCACGATCCGGTGCCAAGCTGCGCCGGGATTCGACGGGGTGTTCCGCGCCGGCCGCAAGTGGCCGGCGGCGGGGCTCGTCGTCGAGCTGCTCGATCAGGAGAAGGATCGCGAGGAGGGGAACGGCGAGGTGATGGGCGTCGGCGCGGTCACGATGGCGGCGCTGCGCGGCGACTGGCGGTTCTCGATCATGGCCGACGGTGCGCTCGACGAGCTCGTCGCGCTGCGCAGCCAGGTCGCCGAGCTCGGCCCGGCCGCCGGTGAGGTCGAAGGTCTGCGCAAGCAGGTCGGCGAGCTGACGGCGAAGGTCGCCGACCTCGAGGCGCAGCTCGCTGAGGCCAACAAGGGGAAGGGCCCCAAGGGGAAGTAAGGCCGCGCGATGTCGGAGTACTGCACGGTCCCGGAAGTGGGCTCGATGGGAATCGAGCCGGATGCGTACGCCGAGAAATCGCCGGACGACATCACCGCGCAGGTCAAGTCGACGTCGAGCGAGATGGACTCCTACATCGGCGCTCCGACGTCACAATACACGCTGCCCTTGATCGCTCCGTTCCCGGACGTGCTGCGCAAGTGCTGCGCAGCGCTTGCGGCCTGCGACCTGGTCGACGTCGGCGGACGCGATCCGAACGCCGACAGCCTGATCGACATCACCCGCAAGCGCTGGCTCGACTGGCTCAAGATGATCAAAGACGGCGGGGCGATTCCCGGGGTCACCGACTCGACGCCGCCGCCGATCTCCGGCGCAGCGGGGTCGTCGCGCGTTGCGAGCTCGAGCTCGCGCGGCTACAGCGTGCGGGGGACGGGCCAGACCCGCGGCCCGTTCCAGGTGGATTGATGGCGGCCGGGATCACACCGAGCGGGGGCCTGACGCTCTCGTCGCTGCGGAAACGCCTCGTCGGCCTGAAGGCGGGACCGTTTCGCGGGCACCTGTCGCAGGTGCTCGCGGCCGCGGCGCTCAAGCTGGTGATGGACACGTTCCGGAACCAGCGCAACCCCTACGGCAAGCGCTGGCAGCCGCTGCAGTACCGCCGCGGCCAGGCGCTGCTCGACACGGGCCGCCTGCGCGCCAGCGTCGCGACGGTGCCGCTCGCGAACGGATTCCGCATCGACGCCACCGCCGAGTACGCGAAGTACCACCAGCTCGGCACGCGCGCGCACAGCCGCGCGGCGCGCACCGCCAAGCAGAGCGGCAGCGGTCGGTTCGTCGCCAACCGCAAGGCCGGCATCCTGGTGCGCATCCGCGAGCACGCGAACACCGGCATCCCGCAGCGGCAGTTCATCCCGATGCCCGAGACGGGCGGCATCCCCGACAGCTGGGTCAAGGTCTTCGACCGCGAGACAGAGGCGCTCATCCGACGCCAGGTTCAGGGGGCGGCATGAAAACGCCCGAGACGTTCGGCGAGCTGTTCGACGTCATCGAGGCAAGCGTGCGCGCGAAGGCGCTGGGCGCCGGCAGCGCCGCGCCGACGTTCGGCCGCAGCGAGGCCGAGGCGCACGAATACAAGGCGCTCGGGAACATCGCGACCTATCCTGTCAGCGGGCAGGCGAAGCGCGCCAGCGACCGCGGCGGGCGGCGCCACACGGGCACCGGGACCGAGACCGAGGCCGTCAGCGACCCGTCGCCCCTGTGGGATCGCGGTGTGCTGTTCGCTGCGCGCGTGTACCAGAAGGACATCGACACCTGCAACGAGCTCGCCGGCCATCTGGTGGCCGCGCTCGAGGACACGCTTGGTGGCACGAACCACGAGGTCACGGGCGAGGAGTGGGACACGACGGGGAAGGTCGCGCGCGGGATGGTGCTGGTGGTGACGTTCCGGATCAATGCGCGGTGGTACACGTCGCCGACGCCGACGGTGGTGCCGACGTCCTACGAACAGACCACGGAGCTGCAGGCGCCATCATGACCACAACGGACAAGAAGAAGCTGCCGCCTGATGTCGAGGCGCCCTCCGCGACCGCGGCCGCCGTCATCAAGACAGTCGAGGCGTGGGCGACCGAGAAGGGCATGCTGCCGCCTTTTGTCGACGGCGCGCGGATGTCGCCGCGCCTGCCGCCGAACCAGGTCCGCAACCCGGACTACTGGAAGTTCGCCGCCGCGCGCGCCTTCAAGGCCTGGCCGGAAGGCCGCGAGCTGACCGAGTCAGACTTCGACGCGGCGGTCGACGCCGCGATCAACACCACCCACCAGTGACGAGAGGCTGAACAATGTTCACGATGCAGATTCTCGACGGGCAGCTCGGTCTGACGCCGCCGTCGATCGCTGGCGCTTCGGTGGACCTCGGCATCGCCTCCGACGGCCTGCCCGGCACGCTCTACACCGCCGGCGACGTCGGCAGCGCCGTCGCCCAGCTCGGACAGGGGCCGATGGTCGAGGCGCTCGCCGATCGGCTCACGGTCGCGGGCGGGCCCGGCTACGCCATGCCGCTCAACCCGAGCACTGTCGGCACCGTCAGCGCGACGACATATGGCGGAACGGGCACCGGCACCGTGGTGGCGTCCCTCGCGCCGCACAAGGAGATCAAGATCAAGATCGAAGCCGGCGGCACGCCGACGACGATGACGTTCCGGTACGCGGTCGGCGGCGCGGCATACAGCGCCATCCAGGCCAGCGGCGCTGGTCCCTACGTGTTCCTGGTGCCTGGGACGCTGTGCAAGGTGACGTTCACCAACGTCACGTTCACGGCCCTCGACGTCTTCACCGTCTCGACTGCCGGTGCGGTGACGGTGGTCGGGACGGGGCCGGCCAACCAGATCACGCAGGCATCGAGCCCGGTCGACGTCTACGACATCCGCGTGACGATCACGACGAGCGGCGCCCTGGGCGTGGCCGTCTTCAACTACTCGCTCGACGGTGGCAACACCGTGAGCGGACAGATCGCGGTGCCCTCCGGCGGAGTCTACGTGCTGCCGAACACCGGCGTAGTGCTGACCTTCGCCGGGACGTTCACGGCGCACGCGCTACCCTATACGATCGCCACCGTCGCGGCGGCGTTCACGACGTCGGACGTCAACACTGCGATGACGCTGCTGCTGGCGAACGCTCTCGAATGGTCGTTCGTGCACGTGGTCGGACAGGCGACCAGCGCCGCCGGCGCCGCCACCATGGCGAGCACGCTCGACACGCACATGCAGACGGCCGAGGTGGCGTTCCGCTACGTGTTCGCGGTGACGGAGTGCCCGACGACCGAGACCGACTCGACGGTCGCCGCGGCCTTCGCGAGCTTCGTGTCAAAGCGCGTCGCCGTCTGCGCGGGCGACATCGGGCACCTCTCGAGCATCACGCCCGGCAAGGTGACCCGCCGAAACTGCGGCACGGTGGTGGCCAGCAAGATCGCATCCGCGCGGCCCGGCACGTCCATCGCCTGGGTCGAGGACCCGCCGAACCCGCTCAAGAGCGTTAAGAGCCTGTACCGCAGCGGCATCGAGGCAGACATCCTCGACGCCGGCCGCTTCACGACGGTTGGCCAGAAGACCGGCGTCATCGGCTACTTCGTTGTGCACGGTCAGACGATGGCGTCGCCCGGGTCGGACTTCACGCCCATCTACGCGCGCCGCGTGATGGACGTGGCGTGCAGGGTGACGCGCGCGTCGCTCCTGCCGTACACGAGCCAGAAGATCCCGGTCAACCCGGCGGGCCAGACGAACGCCGGGAAGATCCAGGAGAAGTGGGCGGTCGCGAAAGAGGCGCTCATCCGCAAGAAGTTGCTGGCCGCCCTGAACATCGGCCCCGGCGCCGGCGACGACGCCGATGCCGTCGACGCTTCGGTCGTGTTCGACCGCAACGAGCCGATCCTGTCCACCAAGACGTTCAAGGTGGCGGTGCGCGTGACCCCGTTCGGTTACGCGGAAAACATCGCCGCCACGATCGGATTCCAGAACCCGGCGCTGTAGGAGGCCCATCACCATGCTCGTCAACGGCATTCAATACTCCTGGGCGAACCTGGAGCTCCAGTCCACCGGGCTCGTTATCCCGGGCATCAAGTCGATCAACTACAAGGACAGCCTCACGCCCGGCAAGGTGCGCGGCTCGAGCTCGATCTGGCTCGGCTACACCGACGGCCAGTACGACGCCGATGGTGACGTCGAGGTGTACCGGACGCAGCACGAGGACTGGAAG